TAACTAACGCAGCAGCGTCAGGAACTCCAAATATTTCTGCTACAGGTGATGATACAAACATTGATTTAAATTTAACTGCAAAAGGATTAGGCAGAGTTACATTTAATGGCACAGGTAAAATTCAAAGCCTTGCTGAAAAAGTAACTGTATCTGGTTCATTTGATTCTGATGTTGACTTTGACACACAAACACAAGGTGTTATTTTAAGCACAGCAGCAGCAGACGCAAACTTTACTGTTAATTTAAGAGGAAGCGCTTCTGCTTCTTTAGATTCAACTATGGATGTAGGTGAGTCTGTAACAGTAGCATATATTTCTAAGCAAAACGCAACAGCGTACTATAACGCAACAGTAAAAGTTGATGGTTCAGCGGTAACTCCAGTTTGGCAAGGCGGAAGCGCACCAACTTCTGGAAACGTTACATCAAATGATGTTTACACATACACTGCAATTAAAACTGCAGCTTCTACTTTCACAGTGTTAGCAGCGCAAACGCAGTTTGCATAATAGGAGGATTAAAGAAAGATGCCAATTATAGGTTCATTCGGAGCAGGATCCAAAGGTGGATACGGACGAGGCGGAAAAAATGAATATATTGCTGCAACAGGCGGAAACGAAAGCACTGTAGGAGATTACAAAATTCACGAATTTACAGGCCCTGGAACACTTACGGTTACTGCTGGAGCAGGTAAACTTGGTTTAGCTGATTATTTAGTTATAGCTGGCGGTGGCGGTGCCAGAGGTGATGGCGGAGCAGCAGGTGCTGGTGGTTTTAGAAATTCTTATAATGCTTCTGTATCAGGAACTTATCCAAATAATCCTTTAGTATCTTCAACAAGTCTTCCACTTGAGGCAGGAAGTTATCCTATTCAAGTTGGTGGAGGAGGTCCTGGAGGGCCAGGATTATCAGGAGGAGGAGGCGGAACACCCTCTATATTTAGTACAATTACTTCAACAGGTGGTGGTGGATTAGGTACTGGTGGTTCTGGAAAAGGGGGAAGATGGGACGGCGTTGGTGCTGCAGGAAACACACCCCCAGTAAGTCCGCCTCAAGGAAATCCTGGAGGTAACGGTGGCGGAGATGGAGGTGGAGCTTACGCATCTGCTGGCGGAGGTGGAGCTGGTGGACCTGGTGGTCCTTCTCCTGGTAGTTCTGGTGGAACAGGTGGAGTAGGACTTGGTTCTAATATTAGAGGCACTACTACACAAACTTATGCTGGAGGTGGTGGAGGATGCTCTGGAAATCCAGGTAGCGGAGGATCTGCGAGTGATGGCGGAGGTGCTGGTGGAGGAGGAGGATTTCAAGGCGGTTCTCCTGGAGCAACAAATAGAGGCGGCGGTGGCGGTGATAGCCCCACACAAGGAGGAGCTGGTGGTTCTGGTATTGTTTATATTAGATATAAATTTCAATAGGATTTAAAAATGGCACATTTTGCAAAAATATCAAATGACAATGAAGTATTAGCAGTACTTTATGTAAATGATTCAGATGTTCAAAATTCTGAAGGAGTAGAAACAGAATCTGTTGGACAAGCTTATTTAGAACAACATAATAATTGGCCTGCTGACAAATGGATTCAAACTTCTTATAATGGAAACATAAGAAAAAATTATGCTGGAATAGGTTTTACTTGGGATGCTGAAAATCAAATTTTTTGGCCTCCGCAACCATATCCTTCGTGGACAAAAGATGTTGCTACAGGAAGTTGGATTTCACCAATAGGTGCTCCTCCAACGCTCAATGATCAAGAAAAAACTACTCATACATATATATGGGATGAAAATACTCAAACTTGGAATAAAGTATCTAAAGCACAAGTAAATTCTTAATTTTAAATATTTACATTTTTTAAAAAACATATATATTTATATTCATAAAGGATATGAATAAAAAAATTTTGTCTGAAATTGACATATATGATGGCACAGTTGATATGCCTAAATATTTTGAAATTAACAGACCTGAATTAAAATCAGATATATTAGAGTCATATATTAACCATAAATCAATAAGTGATAATAAATTAGATTATTCTTTTTTAGATTTTGAAATACCTTTTTCAAAATCTTTTGATATGTTACAAAAATATATCTGTGAATATTTCTTTTTAAGAAATAAAAAAAATTTAATACATCAAAAATCTTTTGGAAATATTTTAAATACTAATGAACAATCTTTTTTAAGAAATTTAGTTGATCCTCTTGATTTAAAAAATTCTGCTGATTATGTTATGGTTTATGGTGTAGATGTTCAACCTAAATCAGCATCTATAGTTATAGAATACAATGATAATAGACGAGTTAACAGGTCTTGGCATTTATCTTTGACTAATAACTACTTCGTTATATTTCCTTCAACTCAAAAATTTTTTATAACAGCAAACACTTCAGATAAACAAAATATTTTTTTAACAACTCTTTTTCAATATATATAATGAATCTTTCAAACTATTATTGGTACTTCCAATCTGCTATTCCACCAAGAATCTGCGATATGATTGTGCAATATGGTAAGGCAGAGAAAGAAAAAGAAATACTAGCTCTTACAGGCGGTTTTGGTAGAGATAGAGATTTAAAGAAATCTCCATTAACAGAAAAAGAAATAAAAAATTTAAAGAAAAAAAGAAATTCTAATATTGTTTGGATGAACGATAACTGGATTTATAAAGAAATTCAACCTTATGTAAATCTTGCAAATCAAAATGCAGGTTGGAATTTTGAATGGGATTGGTCAGAATCTTGTCAATTTACTAAATATAAAAAAGGCCAATATTATGATTGGCATTGTGATAGTTGGGAGACGCCTTATACAGAAGGTTTTACTAAAGGAAAAATTAGAAAATTATCTGTGACAGTTAGTTTGTCCGATCCAAGTGAGTATAAAGGTGGAGAACTGGAATTTGATTTTAGAGATAAAGACCCCGATAAAAAACCTAATATGATAAAATGTACTGAAATATTACCTAAAGGGTCATTAGTGGTTTTCCCTAGTTTTGTATGGCACAGAGTTAAACCAGTAACGAAAGGAACAAGGTATAGCCTAGTCATATGGAATCTTGGCTATCCATTTAAATAATATGAAAAATAAATATCTAATATTAAAAAAAGTTATTTCCCCTGAATTAACAAACTTTGTTTTTAATTATTTTTTATTAAAAAGAAAAGTTGCAAGAACTTTATTTGATGAGAGATACATCTCACAATTTACAACCGAGTTTGGTGTATGGAATGATGAACAAGTTCCAAATACCTATTCACACTATGCGGACATAGCAATGGAAACCTTACTAGAATGGGTTAAACCTGCTATGGAGAAACACACTAAATTAAAACTAATCCCTACTTATTCTTATGCAAGAATATATAAAAAAGGAGATGTTTTACGTCGACATAAAGATAGATTTAGTTGTGAAATATCTACCACTCTAAACTTGGGTGGTGATCCGTGGCCCATATATTTAAGTCCAAAAGAAAACGTAGGTATTCCAGATGATAAAAAAGGAATAACATTGGCTAGTAATGCCAAGGGTATTAAGGTAGATCTTAAACCAGGTGATATGTTAATTTATAAAGGTATGGAATTAGAGCATTGGCGAGAAGTTTTTGATGGTGAAGATTGTGCTCAAGTTTTCTTACATTATAATAAATTTTCTAAAGAAGCTAAAGAAAACAAATTTGATAAACGACCTCATTTAGGATTACCTCAGTTTTTTAAAAAATAACTTTTAACGTATGTTAATTATAGATAGGTTTTCTAAATATTTAACAGCCATAGAATACCCAAAAGAAAAAACATCTTGGAATATTGCAGGTATAATAAAAGGTCAAAATGCCTTTTATAAATTTGATGTAAGAGGTATGTTTAAACTTCCTGATGGCACACCTGCTCAAAAAGGTAGAATAGATTCTAAAGCAGATAAAATGGTTTTAGAAATGGAAGATAAATGGGTTATTTTAGATTTAGAAGAGCTTCATCAATACATAAAGAAAAATAAACTAACTAAAGTCTACGTAAATGATTTGATATCTAAGCTAGAATGGACTATATTTTTGGCCAAAAAATAGTATAATGGTTTATTATGGCTTTAAAAAAACTAGGTTTCAAACCAGGATTCAATAAACAAACTACAGCATCAGGA